CGTAACCACCAGAATTGAATCCACTAAGATGTATGAAACCCCTGACGCCCGTACATTAATGAGTAAAGATCCAGCCGACATAGAAATAGTCTACGCCGACTACGCCAACGCCATGAAGAAACTGGGTGACCTAGCCCGTAAAGAGAGCGCCAATATAAAGATGACACCTTATTCAAAGTCGGCTAAGATAGCATACGCTGCTGAAGTTGACTCCCTCAATGCAAAACTCCGTACCGCATTATCTAATGCTCCATTGGAACGTCAGGTACACCTAGTTGGGAATAAAATTGTTGAGACTAGTATAGCAGCGAACCCAGATATGGACGCATCCCAAATAAAGAAATTAAGGGGTCAAGTGCTCAATGACATGAGGGAACGTATTGGAGCTAGTAAACAAAGAATAGAAATTACAGAGAAGGAATGGGAAGCTATCGAGGCTGGAGCAATTAGTAATTCAGTGTTGTCAAGTATCTTGAATAACACAAACTTAGATGCTATACAAGCCTTAGCAACACCAAGAGAGAAGATTGTTTTATCGGATAATAAACTCGCACGTGCTAGAATCTACCGAGAACAAGGGCGAACTCTGGCACAAATCTCAGACATGTTAGGTGTCTCCGTATCAACCCTATCCAAAGCTTTAAAAGGAGGTTCATAATGAGTGCTGTTATGTTAACAACGATAGATAATCCATTTAATCCATTCACTCAATGGGACGACTGGCTACGTTATGATGAGGATAAGAAATATTACACCTGTAGCTACCTTGCTAGAATAGCTAAAACCTCAGACGATTTACCAGATGAAGAAAACGATCGACTAACCGAATATGCAATTGATGAGATCGTTCAACTAAACATTAATGGATTGTATAAGAAGGTTTATGAGAATGAGGAAGGACCGGGGGAGGGGGTCTAAATATAACACCCCCTCCTATATCGCGCGGGTCCTTATATTTTCTCCGGGGGTTAAATTCTGGAGACATTCCCGAAAATACCCCGGTCAAACTATTACCAAAGTATATTTAAAGGGGGGTCATTATGGCTAAAAAGTATACAACTTCTGTTAAAAAGTTGACAAGAACTCCACCAGCTACAACTCCAGAAGGAAGAGAACAACAATTAGTGGCCCTTGCCATGGATGCCACAGAACAAAGAATCAGGAATGGAACGGTAAGTGCACAAGAACTTGTATATTTGATGAAAGCTGGTTCGCCAACTGCTAAAACAGAAAAACAAATTCTCGAGTTACAAAAACAATTAATTGCAGCGAAGACGGAAGCACTTAAATCACAAAAGAGAGTTGAAGAACTTTACTCCGACGCGCTAAAAGCGATGCGTGCATATTCTGGTGCAGATAATGTCGAGGATAATAGGTATGATGATTAAAACATATTCCGAATTAATTACCCTACCTACTTTTGAAGAACGATTCAACTATCTAATCTTAGGTGGACAAGTTGGTCATCAGACATTTGGAAGAGACAGATATTTGAATCAGAATTTCTATAGGTCATATGAATGGAAACAAGTTAGAAACCAAGTAATCCTTAGAGATAATGGTTGTGATCTAGGAATTCCTGGGCGAGATATTTTAGATCGAATCTATGTTCATCATATGAATCCAATAACTATAGACGACTTTGAAAATAATTATCATTCCTTACTAGATCCAGAATTCTTAATATCTACATCCTTTAACACGCATCAGGCTATCACATTTGGTAACGATAATAATTTACTAAAGTTACCACGAGAACGAAGAAGGGGGGACACCCTATTATGGTGAGCATTTTAGATTCTATAAAACAACTACTTGGCATTGACATAAATGATACCAGTTTCGACAAGGAATTAATTATACATATTAATGGCGCTCTTATGATTCTTAATCAGTTGGGCGTTGGACCAGAATTCTACTCCATTACAGATAAGAATAATGTTTGGGAAGAATTTACACAGGGACGAAAAGATCTTGAAATAATTAAATCGTTTGTTTATTTAAAAGTTCGACTGATGTTCGATCCTCCACAAAATTCCTTTCTTGTCGACTCGATCGAGAAACAGATTTCTGAGTATGAGTGGCGTATTACTGTCCAGCGTCTTCAGGAAGGAGGTCTGTGATGGCGAATAAGTTAATTACTTCTGCGATGTTCGATGAAGCAAGGATTAAACATTACGGCGTTCTCGGAATGAAATGGGGAGTTAGGCGAACTCCTGAACAACTGGGGCATAGAAGTCGAAAATCTGAAATAGAAAAATCTGAGTCCAATCAAAAGATTAATGGTTTGGAGGGTTATCTGTTGGGTATAGGCATATCCCTCATAATTGGAGGAGTTCAATATGCGGCGAGCAATATTGGAAATGAAAAGGTTATGAAAGTCGTCGATGATGAAGACCTCAAAATAACAAAGTTAAAAGATGTTAAAAAAATCGAGCCGCCCGAAACACTACAACAGTCTCTTAAAAATGTAAACAACACACGATCGATAAATAAGAACTTTAAAAATAATTGTCCAAATACAACAATGGGTTATGAACTTAGACGTCGCGGATATGATGTGAAGGCAAAACCATCACCATCTGGAGAAAACTTAAATGACATTAAAAAAAGTTATAATATTAAAGATTCTGATGTATTCAAGATTAAAGATCTTAATAGTTTTGGACAAAATAAATTAAATAATAAGAAAATCAAAGATTACTTTGATTCTGTCCCAGATGGTTATCGTGGAGCAGTTCAAGTAACATGGGCGTCAATGGGTGCTGGACATATTTTTAATGTAGAGAAAACCAATGGAAAAATCATATTTATTGATGCTCAATCTGGAAGATCTGGGGAATTTAAAGGATTGAACTTTATGGCGGATACTGCCAAAAAAACTGCGGATGGACTTTTATTCACAAAATTTTCCTCTAACCCATCCAACTATTTGAACAATGCAAGTTCAGCTGAAATTTTTAGAATAGACAACGCACAAATTAATGATGAAGAAATTAGTAAAAGGTTGCTAAAGGGGTGATAAAGTGGTAAGTGTAAGAGAGGCGTATATTAAGGCCAAGGAGCTAACAACCTCGAAATATATTCAACGAATCTTATCTTTCGAAAAAGCATTTGGTTTTGTATTCTCAGAACATATAGATGGAAATGAGGTGGGAAGTTTATGCATTATGATTAGTAAGGACAATCCAGAGGAATCTGCTTTAATACCAATCATACCCGAGAATCTTGATTTTTTAAGTACAGGCAAGGCTATCCCAGTATCAATTATTAAATAGAGAGGTGGAATTAATTGAAGTTATCTAACACGGCCACTCCTCGGTATTATGGTCAATTTCGTGAAGCCGTGTTGAGAGGCGAAATACTTGTCAACAATGAAATTTCTCTCCAGATGAATAGGATTGACGATCGTATTCGTAACCCCGCATACTATTATGATGAAGATGCCGTAGAGGGTTTTATCTTATTTTGTGAAAATGAGCTGACACTCACCGATGGATCCGATCTCCACCTTTTAGACACTTTCAAACTTTGGGCTGAAGATATTTTTGGTTGGTACTATTTCGAAAAGAGATCAATCTTTATACCGGGAAATGGTCAAGAGCCCGGTGGTTATGAGGATCGCTGGGTTAAGAAAAGGTTAATAAATAAGCAGTTTTTAATCGTTGCACGTGGTGCAGCTAAGTCAATGTATGCAAGTTGTATACAAAATTATTTTTTAAATGTTGATACGACAACCACACATCAGGTAACGACCGCACCAACAATGAAACAAGCTGACGAAGTAATGTCGCCAATTAGAACAGCCATTACAAGAAGTCGCGGACCATTGTTTAAGTTTCTAACTGAAGGATCTATTTTCAACACTACAGGTGCTAAAGCCAATCGTACAAAACTAGCGGCCACCAAAAAAGGAATTGAAAACTTTCTTACTGGTTCACTTTTAGAAGTTCGTGCAATGACTATCGATAAACTCCAAGGGTTACGGCCTAAGGTTACAACCATCGACGAATGGTTATCCGGTAATATTCGTGAGGATGTTGTTGGGGCTGTTGAACAAGGTGCGTCTAAACTTGACGACTGGTTAATTGTTGCGACGAGCTCAGAAGGTACTGTTCGTAATAGCGCTGGCGATACAATCAAAATGGAATTGATGGACATACTTCGAGGTGATTACATAGCCGATCATGTGTCCATTTGGTACTATAGATTAGACGATATTGAGGAAGTAGCAAATCCAAACATGTGGCAAAAAGCCCAACCAAATATCGGTAAGACAGTTTCATATGAGACATATCAGAGGGATGTTGAGCGTGCCGAAAAAGCCCCATCAACTCGGAATGATATTCTTGCAAAGCGTTTCGGAATACCAATGGCAGGGTATACATATTTCTTTACATACGAAGAAACTCTACCACATAGACGAAGATCCTTTTGGAAATGTGTTTGTTCGATGGGCGTCGACTTATCCCAAGGGGATGACTTCTGTGCCTTCACATTTTTATTCCCACTCGGACGAGATGGATTCGGAATCAAGACTCGCTGCTATATTACTAGTTTAACTCTATCTAGACTTCCTGGTGCACTTCGTGTTAAGTATAACGAGTTCATCAATGAAGGATCATTAATGATTCTTGATGGTACGGTGCTTGATATGATGGACGTATATGATGACCTTGAAGAATACATCGACGCGATGCAATACGACGTTAGAAGTGTTGGTTTTGACCCTTATAACGCCCAAGAGTTTATAGCTAGATGGGAAAAAGAAAATGGTCCATATGCGATAGAGAAAGTTATACAAGGTTCTAAAACTGAATCAGTTCCGCTTGGAGAACTCAAGAAGCTTTCGGAAGAACGTCTATTGATATTCGACCAGGAACTATTCAGCTTTACAATGGGTAACGCCGTAACAGAGGAAGATACCAATGGTAATCGTAAACTTCTAAAGAAGCATAGAGATGAAAAGATAGATGCTGTCTCAGCTTTACTTAATGCTTACGTTGCATATAAATTAAACAAGGATGAATTTGAATAGGTGGTGAGGATGAACATTGAATAAAACAGTTATATTAAATCGTGATCTTAAACATTACGGCGTTCTCGGAATGAAATGGGGAGTCCGTCGAACTCCCGAAGAACTTGGTCATAAACCAAAATATTCCACCGAACCGGTCGTTATTAAAGCCGGGACGAGCGTATATCGCGTTACCCGAACAAAAAGGGAAAAGAACGATCGTGATACCTTTGTATTCACAGATAAAGAAGACGCAATAAAGTTCGGGAAAGAGATGCAAAATTTAATGCCTGGTAATAAGTTATTTATGATGGATATTCCAGTAACAAGAGACATAATTGGGCCATCTGAGAAAGAAAGAGTTGATAACTTTTTAAAACTCTATAAAGATCTCCCATTTGTAAAAAATGATATTCAATATCTAACGACCTTGGCGGAAGAACAAGGGATAACATTGGGAGTTAAAGGCGAGGATCCAGATCTACTAAAATACCGAGCATATACGATAGCCGTCGCAAAAAACCTGGGACCGTATAGAACGTTTAGCAAATCGAACGCGAATCCAATAGAAAAACAAAAAGATGTAAAAAGATACGATCTTGTATCAGATGATTACATGCGTGGAAACACCAAATTATCTAAAACATCCAATGAGATAGATTCGTTAGATAGCGCCTGTCTTCTATTTGCGAGAACTAGAATGTTATCAACGGGTAAAGCTAAGGTTAGTAAATTCGAACATTCTGGAATTGGAAATGATAAACCAAACGAACCTTTCAATCTTTGGCCAATAGGCGGAGGTAATGCACTTAAAAACATCTCTATTTCGGATTTAAGAAATATGAATAAAATAAATGAGAAAGGAGAAACGGATGGCCAATAAAGTTATAAAACATTATTACGACGAACCAACTGACACTCGATTTAACTTAGAACCTGACAAAACTAAAAGTATTTCGGAACTATCTTTTTCTGAGCTTCGTCGTATGCTGGAGCGCCTCCGAAGTGAGCGGGAAGTCGAAGATGTAATAATGGATTTAAAAAGGCGATCGGGTGAGAAAAATACATACGAGCAACCTTTTATAATCGATACAACAACTCCAATCAACCAATTATACCATTACGGTATTTTAGGCCAAAAATGGGGCGTGAGACGATTTCAAAATAAAGATGGAACTCGAACGCCTGCTGGGAAAAGACGGTACAAAGATTCTGAAAAATCCGAAGATCATGTTAAAAGTAGGGACTTTAAATCGAAAGCCCCAGACGGTCTTTCAAATGAAGAGCTGAAGAAACTAAATGAAAGATTGCAATTAGAGGAGACTTATAAAAGACTCACAGCAGAAAAATTAGAGAAAAGTGAATCCTTTGTTAAAAAAGCAATCTTGAAAGGTGGAGGGGAAGCTTTATCCGAATTTAGTAAAGGTGTCTTCTTAGGTAGTGCGAAGATCCTTGTACAACAATTATCCCCACAGTTCGCAGAAGATGCATTTGGTATGAAGTCCAAAGATAAGAAATAAGGAGGACCAATTTATGAATCAAACAGTCCTTCAACATTACGGAATTATGGGTATGAAGTGGGGTGTTCGTAGGTATCAGAATCCCGATGGGTCACTTACACCTAGAGGTCGGGCCCGATTAGATAAGAAAGATATGAAGTGG